TCATACTTCATACCTCGCTGTCTTATAGTTAAGTTCGCAGTGTACAATACCATGCCAACCTGACAACTTATTCTTAACTACGTTTAGGTGACGTTGTGTATCTTCTTCTTCCTGTCCTTCTACAGGTGGGTTCTTAGCTATAAGTATCATCAAGTCAGCTTCAGCAGCTTTACCTGTACGTGAGCCTTCCATCATTGCTTGGTTTAGCACAACCTTGTTCTCTGCATCAGCAGATAGCTGTGACATATAAAATATAGCACACTCATGTTGTTTGGCAATCTGTCTTGCATGAATAGCATTAGCCTTGAGTGCCTCGTCTGTCCTAGCAAAACCTTGAGTACGAGCAAACTTGTCACCCATGTCTAGTATAACTATATCAGGTTTATAAGATTTACATACACTCTCAACCCATGACATATCTCTCCCAGTAGCATCCTTAACTTTAATATTCTCGCTAATGTTTTTGTATAGGTCTCTAGCCTTACTAGGATTCTGCTTAACTTCCTGCATCGTCATACCTGTAGCTGCTGTTAAATATCTAGCACCAACACGATGTGTACCTTCTTCATTACATAATATGACACATTTAGCACCCTGCTGTGCAAAACCATTTGGCCCTGCCACTAAACTCGCATGGAAAGATGTCTTACCTGTGTTAGGTCTAGCACCTACCTCTATCAAGTGTCCTTCATTCACACCCTCTACCTTACGTGTAAGTGTAGGTATGTTGAATGTCCACTGTGCTTCCAAATCATTCTTAGACAGCAGTGTCTCAATGTCCATATCATCCCATTGTATATTTAAGTCAGGTGTGAAGTCATCACCATACTGCTCAAGTATATTACGTATAGGCTCTAGGTTAGACATAGTACCATTGACCATTTCAAATCCTAGATTAGCTATATCTTCTCCAACTACTTGTTGAAACAATTTAGATAATACTTCCTGTGCTACATCACTACCCATAGCCGACTCTTTCTTTACCTGATTAAACAGTGAAGAGTATGCTTGTTTCTGTGCTGTAGTTAGCTGTGCATTATTTGACATAAACAATGCCTCAACTTCAGCAGGAGTCACAGTACGGTCATATCGTTGCATCGCTGTGTCTATAGTATGTTTAATTTTTCTTACATCTTTACTGAACAAACGATCAGGGCAACGCGCACCACGATGATCATCATAAAAGCCTTTGTCCATTAGGCTACGTATTAAAGATAATTCCATTTTATACTCCTAGTGTTGTTAGTTTTTCAATGTCGTTAGGGTGTCTATATTTTAAATCATTATTTAGTTTAAAGGCCATTACATTATCTACATGACCTCGCAGTTCTTTAGTAAATTCTAGTGTCTTGGGTAGCGCATCAGGATCTAACGCTATAATTGCTGTTGAGAACTGTGATAAGAACCTCTTGTGTCCTTCTGATAGGGATGTACCCAACACAGCGACCCCGACATATACATCACTACCTACAATTGCAGCACTTATACAGTCCTCAACAACTACAGCGACATTACCATTACCATGACTATAAGGCAAGTCGCTTTTACCATATCGTTTCCATTTTGGTATTCTATGTGTGATACTTCTGCCACTAGCATCTATCATCACACCCGATTTAACCACAGGAAATACGACACGACATTCTTTTACATCATACAATAAACCCAACTCATCTGGATCTATATCCCACTGAGTACAGAATGATTGTATAGCTACGTTATCTTTCACTAACCATTCTGGCTTATTAAAATGCACTTCTTTAACTTCTTTAGTAGTACGATTAAAGTATTCTTGTATGTCATCTTTACTTAATTGTACTTTTACTCGTCCACCTTTATGTAAGTCACAACTGTTTCTATAACACCTATACAATATATTTCCCATATCATTTGTAACTGAAAACTCTTTCATGTTACATGAAGGACAATACACTCTTACACTTTCTCCCATTGTAAGTGATAATTCATTTATATATTTATTTACATTCATAATGTATCACTTTTATTGTTACAACATACTGTTGATTTTAAACTATCTGATCTCTGTGTCAATGCATTATTTGCACTCATGTACGTATGTTTCATATATGGTTGCACAGAAGACACATGTGTATGTCCAGTCACTGCCATAACTTGTGGCAATGGTACACCTGCATCCACCATTTGTGTTACTCCTGTCCTTCTCAAGTCCATTAATCGTAGTGTCTCAGGTAGCCTAGCCTCACGCATGATGACCCTACCATTCTTAGATAGTCGCTCCAAGGGAAAAGGTCTGAAAGACCCCTGTATGGGGCTAGGATGAGGTGCTACGTACCTTTGAAAGCCAAAGTCTACACGCTGTTCTTCTAACATGGTCATTAAGTCATCAGATATAGGTAAAAATACCTCTGCTCTACGTTTACTTTGTTCAAGGTGTAACTGCCTCTTTTCCCAGTGTATATTATCCCATTCTAGTGTCCTCATATCACCTAATCTTTGACACCATTCGTACGCCATTTGAATAATGAGTCCAACATTACGATACTGAAACTTAGAGTACGCAACATCAAGAAAATCACGTACATTATCCTCTGTCCATACAACTTTTCTCTTCTTTACTGCCTTACGTTTAATATTAGAGAATGGATTTAGAATAGCGTGTTCCATCTCAATCGCATAGTTAAATACACGTGATGCACAGGTAGCTGTATGGTTTGCAAGGCTCACACCACGCAAAACCCACTCTTCATAGATACCTTTGGCAACCTTTGTTGTTACATTTTTATATTTAACTGTGCCAATTTTGTCACACACTATACTCAGGAAGTATTTGTAGTCTACTTTAGTTGTATCACGTAACATACTGAAATCATTAGACTTATAGTATAATTCAATCAAATCTTTGACTGTGCTACGATCAGTGATCACAAATACCTGCGACTGTGTGTCACGCCAGTCATCTATTGCCTTGTTGTCAGCACTTACAAGTCTACGTACCTGTTGCAGGTCAGTGCCAAAGGTTTTTCTGGTCACTACACCTGCATCAACAAGGTTTTGAGGTGGGTTGTAACGATACTCCCCACTCTCCCTCTTTTGTACATATCTTGGTAGATTTGGCATTAAGCATACTCTCTTAGGTTCTCTACATTCCACCATAGAGGTGTACTGATCCACTTGGATACCTCTTGCTCACGAGAGAACATACTCACAGCCTGTGTATCATTGCCTGTATTACGTAGGCTGAACCCATTACGCTCATCAGCATAGGAAGCATAGTTAGTGAAGGCACTATACAATGCAAACTTATTGTGACCTCGCACACTTGCCTCTTGCATGTATAACTCATACATCTTCTTAGCTTTACGCTCTGACTTGGTAATGTCCTCAAGCAATTTGTGTACACTTACATAAGTAAAGTCTGTGTCTGCCCATGTCTGTAGTCTCTTACCCTGTAGGTTAAAGTCTGTTTTAGCTTTAGATAACTCATGCTGAAAGCCTGACAATGTGAAGCCTGATGTATTCTTCTTACGTACCTTGTCGTAATCACCAGTGATCATACCATTAGTACAGAAGAAGTCTATAGCACCAAACCATGTAGCAGGTGAGGCAGTACCATCTATACCATGCACAGCTATCAATCTCTGTGCTATTTCAGTGGAATGTTTAGGAGTATTAATAGTTGTCTTAATCTTAGGTAATGTAATATCAAGCATAGTCCAACCACCATTACGTGCTGACTTAAAGTCTACTGTTGCATCCTCTAGGTCAGATGTAGGTAGGTCATTGGACATTACATCCCAGACACTACGATAGAAATCACCATGACTTCTAGCTGTAGCACCCTCACCTATGATAGCAATAGGTTGGCCTGTCTGCATGTTAATGACATACTTCTTATCCTTTACTCTGGTTGGCTCAAAGCATACCTCAAAGTCTAAGTCATATGGTACGTCTAGTTCGTTTGTTAAATCAAATGGCATTGTTTAATACTCCTTTTCTACTGTGAATTGAACGTGTACTGGTTGTCCACAACCACGTTCACTAGCGTATCTCATCATGTCGTAAAGCTCACCTAAATCGCATGCATCTGTGTTAGATACAGACACATTGTAAGTTACAACAGGTTCTTTTAGTTCTTTAGCTATTTTTTTCTTCGTATTCCATTCATGTGTTCGCACACTTTTTGTACGCATGAGTATGTTATTGTAGTGTATCATATTGTATCTCCTTTGTTGGTTAACACTTGGCAACTGTGCCTTGGTTGTACTATATATAAAGATCAGCCTCTATACAAGCATTATGTTTCATTCTTCCGATATCGGAAAAGTGTGTGGCTACTATGCAACTACTGTGTTTCTATAATGATAACACTTTTAGTTATACTACTATAGCATCACTTAATTTAGGTAGCCACTCAGGCATAGCTCTGTTCTTGTTCCATCTAGCAAATCTCATCTTATCACGTTTATAGAATGCACGATAGGCTTGTACTGGATAATTC